TCGAACAGGAAGGGATTCATCTGGACGGGGAGCAGTTCGTCCGGTGACGCTAGATGACGTAGCCGACCTGGCAGACCCGCCACAGCCCAGGGATAACAGCCAGGTGCATGTGAGCGACCTGATCAACAAGGCTGCGAAAGTAGTTGGGCTCCCGTCCTACTCGGACGCGGAGCCTACTGCTGCGCAACGGAACATCATGGCATTGGGGCGGCTGTGGGAGGCCATGGTACGCCCCATGATCCAAGACTTGGCTATCAAGGAAGGACTTGAGTTTGAGGCCCAGAGAACGTGCGAGGTGGACCGGGTGGTGGGCAGCCTGGACGGTGTCCTGAGAGGGACGGAAGGCCTGCACGCGGTGGTGGAGACCAAGAGCCGCTGGGCAGAGTCCGGAGACCCAACGGAGAACTGGCGGTGGATGGCGCAGGTAAAGGCGTACTGCTTCATGGTGGTGTGTACCAGGGTCTGGATGCCTGTGCTGTATCTACCTAGAAGGGGGCCGCCAAATGCGGAGTTCGTGCTCCACAAGCTGGAGTTCGCACCACACGAGTTGGCGGAGAATTGGCAAATGTTAATGGGAGTGAGATGACAACTGCAAAAACGAAATTAGAGGGGCTAGAGAAGAGAGGCTGGAGTAGGGAGATGATCGTGCCACGCCGTCTGATCTGCTCCATAGAGGGCAAGGACAAGACCGGCAAGAGCCACCTGGCCATGACCGCACCGGAGCCTATCATGTACATAGACCTGGACGTGGGCACGGAGGGGGTGCTGTCCAAGTGCCGGAAGGAGCTGCTCCGGTACGAGGTCGAGCAGCCAGGTAGGCTGGGTAGCAACAAGGAGCTGATGGAACGGTTTGGGGATGTCTGGTCAGACATCCAGGCCCAGATCAACCTGGCATTGGATATGGGAGAGGGGACGTTGGTGATAGATACATTCACCGAGGCATATGACCTGTGCCGGTTGGCACACTTCGGCAAGCTATCCCAGGTGCAGCCCCATGATTACGTCAAGGCCTACGCCGATCTACGGGAAATCATGCGTGTGGCGTCCTCTACCAAGATGAACATTATCCTATTACACAAGCTGGGGAAGGAGTTCAATACAGGTGAACTCGAGATGAAGGGCTGGAACGACGTGCCCTTCCAGGTTCATGCCACCCTGCGCACATGCAGGGAAGACTCGGATACCGGCCCCACATTCAGTGCGGAGGTGCGGAGTTGCAGACACAAACCAGAGCTAATGGGGAGGGTACTGGCCCAGGGGATGGCCCAGGGACCAAGAGAGATTCCCTTCTCCCTGGACTTCGAGATGCTGCTAGGACTCGTCCACGGGTGACCTGTGAATCGTGCCAGGGATTGTGCCTGTTTGACAGGGACTTCCCTGGGTGGCGGTGCTTCATTTGTGGGAGGGTGTACTGGACTATAGAGGTTGATGTCAGTCCGCCAGGAGGACATGGGGGCAGTAGGAGGGGGAAATGATCTGGGTCACAACAGCGGCCAATGATAAAGATTTGGTGCGGCCATTGGGGGTAGCCACCTATCTCCCACAGGGGGATGCCATATTCAAGGGGACGGCGGACGGCAAGGAAGTCAAGGTGTGTGTTGAGAGGAAGAAAATGCGTGACCTGGTCAACTGCATCAACGATGGCAGGCACATCCAGCAGGTGCGCCAGGCAATGGCAGCAGGCTTCGACTACTACACACTGGTGGTCGAGGCCATCTGGCGTTCAGCCAAGGACGGGGAGGCAGAGTACAAGGCAGGTAGGAACTGGACTCGTACCGGGATGCCCTGGACGCGGGTACAGGCCTACCTGATGGAGCTGCACTATCTGATGGGCGTGCAGGTCTTGTACTCCAAGAGCACCAAGGAGACATGCGACCTCATCAAGGCACTGTACCGCTTCTTCCAGACTGAAGACCACGGTAGCCTGAAGAAGTTCTACGTCGCACCCATCGACGGCCTGCTGCTATCGCAGCCCAGCCTGGTGCGCCGGGTAGCCAAGGAGTTGCCTGGCATCGGGTGGGACAGGAGCATCGCCGTGGAGGAGAAGTGGGACACCGTGCGCGGCATGGTGAACGCCCCTGTGGATGAGTGGCTGGAGATAGAGGGGATAGGCAAGGGGATAGCTAACAAAGTACAGGAGGAGCTGGGATGAATCACCCTCATAGCTGGATGAGATGTAGAAAGTGCAACCAGGAGTACTGTCAGAGGTGCCACCTGGTATGCCCATATTGTTAGGGGGAAGTATGAGCAGAGCTTACATGGACAAGAGTTTACTGATTTCCATAAACAACGAGGCTATCAAGAGCAATAGGAACAGGACCCTCAAGCCTGAGAAGGTCAAGGAACTGCCAGACGGCGATCTCTTCCCGGTGACGCACAGCATGATACACAACGACGAGGAGATCCGGTGCATGGTGGTGCTGTCAGAGAAGGGGGAGAACGCCTGGCTGGACATGCCCATAGACAGGTTCAACAATCTGCCTAGATGGGAGGAGGAGTAATGCTTTACATGGCCAACCGTGGCTGTACGGCGTGCTCCCTCAGAGATGGATGCAAGGGTCCTGTCCCAGCAGTGGGGCAGGGCAAAGTCATGTTGGTAGGGGAGGCACCTGGGAGGAATGAGGACACCCTGGGGCAGCCCTTCCAAGGAGACGCTGGCAAGTACCTGAACTCCCTGCTAGAGAGCGTGGGGATACAGAGGGACGAGGTCATCATCAGCAACGTAGTCAAGTGCAGGCCGGTGGGGAACCGGACACCTACCAGGGAGGAGGCAGAGTTCTGCGCCAGCAGGTGGCTGGACCTGGAAGTGGAGATGTACAAGCCAGAGGTCATCGTGGCCATGGGGAAGGTGGCCATCCAGCACTTCATCGGGGACGTGTCGGTGGAGCACACGCACGGGATACCCGTGGGGAACGTGCTGCCCGTGTACCACCCGGCCGCTGGCTTCTACGACACAAAGCTCATGCGCCAGATACAGGAGGACTTCCAGGTGCTGGGCAAGCTGGCGAGGGGGGAGCAGGTGACCGTGCTCCAGGACGAGCACACGGTGCCTGATTATAGGCAGAGGGTAGAAGGGGAGAGGAAATCCTTGAGCGGAATGGCCGCCTGGGACACAGAGATAGTGGACGGCAAGCTGTGGTCATTCCAAGTCTCCGACACGCCAGGAACCGGCCACTTCATGCCAGCCGAGGAGTGGGACTTCGTCTCTGGAGATAAGGGGACCGTCGTACACAACTATCTCTTCGACGCCAAGTACCTGGACCTGCCTGGGAACACCGACGATACCATGCTGATGGCCTACCTCCTGGGACTGCCCCAGGGGCTGAAGGAGCTGGCATGGCGGCTGTGTGGGATGGAGATGGAGAGCTACCAGGAGACGATAGGGGGGCACAGGAAGAAGAAGGGGCTGGAGTACCTGGAGAAGACCCTCCTGGAAACCTGGCCGGACCCTCCGGAGCTCGAGGACGTGGTCTGGAGCAAGAGCAAGGGCAAGATGGAAAGTGTGGTGAAGAAGCCACAGCACATCAGCAAGAAGATCAAGCGGATACTGGCCGACGTGTCAGCTGGGAAGAGCACCAAGGACGGGCCGGTAAACCCATGGGTGAGGTGGCACAACATAGACTCCAGGGAGAGGGAAGAGGTTGAGAGGGTGCTGGGACCCATGCCAGACGCTTCTCTGGCTGATGTGCCCAAGGACAGGGTGGTACATTACGCCTGCAGGGACGCTGATGCCACGCTCCGTGTGTGGCAGGTGCTGATGCCCATGATCAGGGAACAGGGGCTGGAGGCCGTGTACCACGTTGACAGGCAGGTGCTGCCTATAGCCATGGAGATGCAGCAGAACGGCATCATGCTGGACGGGGAGTACCTGAGAGGGCTGGGACGCCACTACCTGGAGCTGATGGAGGCCAAGTCGGAGGAGATATTCAGCCTGGTGGGCAGGAGGTTCAACCCCAACAGTGACAATGAAGTGCGCAAGCTGATGTTCGAGGACCTGGGGTTCGTACCAACCAGGTACACCGAGACCAGGCTGCCGTCGGTGAGCAAGGAAGAGTTGTCCAAGATAGACCACCCGGTGGTGCCGCTGCTGGCCGAGTACAAGCACCTGGCGCACCTGAAGGACAGCTTCTGCGACACGCTGCCAGGGAAGATGGACAGCAGGGGCAGGGTTCACCCTACTATCAATGTCACCAGGACGGAGACCGGCAGGTGGAGCATGAAGGAGCCTAACCTGCAGCAGGTGCCTGCCAGGACGGAGTACGGGAAGGCCATCAGGAGAGCGTTCCAGGCAGAGCCGCCATGTACGCTGGTAGCTGTGGACTACAGCCAGATCGAGATGAGGGTAGCTGCCCACCTGACCCAGTGCAGGAGCATGATCGAGCTGTTCAGGGAGGGCCGTGACATCCATACGGAGACGGCAGCCAGCATATTCGGCATACCGCTGGCCGACGTGACCAGCAAGCAGAGGTACCCCACCAAGACCATGGGATTCGGCGTGATCTACGGGTTGACGTCCAACGGGCTGTACAACCAGATGGCCCAGGAGGGTCTGTGGGACTGGACGGAGGACCGCTGCCGGGAATTCATCGCGGAGTACTACAGACTGCGCCCCGAGCTGGGGAGCTGGCAGGAGGAGGTGAAACAGCAAGCAGGGAAACAGGGGTACGTTAGGGACATGTTCGGGAGGGTGCGCTGGACGCCAGAGATGCTCTGCCCGATCAAGAGGTACCGGGCGGCGGGGGAGAGGCAGGCCATCAACATGCCTGTGCAGTCATCTGCGCAGGGGATCATCAAACTAGCCATGGGCAGGCTGCACGAGAGGTTGAGCCGGTTCCCTGGGCTGGTGAGGTGGCTGCTCCAGATACACGATGAGCTGCTGTGGGAGGTCGAGGACGTGGACGAGTTCGTGGCTATCGTGACAACGGAGATGGAGTCGGTCGTGCAACTGTCCGTGCCGGTGCTAGTGGAAGCCAAAATCGGAAAGAATTGGGGAGATATGTATGCGTATAGAACATGAGAAACTGGAAGTGCTGTGCCGGAAGGTGCGGTCGATGCGGGACAACAAGAACGCCCTGGACAAAGAGATAGATGTCGATGTCCTTGAGATACGCAGCCTACTGTCAGACCTGGATGGGAACAAGTGGGATATAGGAGGCATGAAGATCAGTCTGTCAGACATGACCAGGATGGATTCCAAGGTGCTGATCGAGGAGCTGTTGAAGGCAGGGGTGAACGGCGAGGTCATAGAGCGTGCCAAGGAGGCTGCCACCAGGACCAATGTTGGGGCCAAGTTGAACATAGTCCAGCCCAAGACGCTGCTGGAGGTGTTTAGCTAGACCGCTTCCTTGTAGGTTTCCAGCCGTGTTCCACCGCCCGTAGCAACCGGGCCTGGGACACGGCTTTTTCTTTTGTCGTGCCCTTGGCCTTGGTCCCGCTCGGGGTGGACACCCGGTACTTGCCGTTTGTTTTGGCTACTCGGACCGGCATTATTTCTTCTTCTTCTTGGCTGCTGCCGCCGCTGCCTTGCCAGCAGGAGTGTACGGGTACTTCTTCCCACCTACTTTTGGCATGTCTACCTCCATATTGTATGTTGCGGAATATAGTATACTATGGGTAGTATATCCCCAGTCTCCTCTCAAATCCACTCCCTGCTCCCCCCGGCAGAGAGTGGATTTTTTTATCCTGTTAAGTGTTTGACCTTACGGGGACCAGAGTAGGGTCTGTCCCAGTAAGGGTTCCTGCAACGGCTACAGACCCCAGGGACATTGACCGGGTCACGGGGGGACCAGGTGTAGCCACAGCGCAGGCACTCCAGTTTAACATCGGTAGTCATTGTTCCAACACCTGGGAGTCCAACTCCACGAACATGGGCGTACCCTCCCCCATCCACGCGCCAAGCGTGTTGAACTCGAAGTACTCCTGGGCCTCCTCCTGGGTCATGTCAGCCTCCAGGACAGACATTACCTTCGACAGGTCGTATACAGCGAGGGGGCCGTCGTTGAACCGGTAGCCCACGCCGACCAGGCAGGAGTCGTAGTCGGACCGGGGCTCAAGGAGACAGGCATTCTCAGCTCCAAGCTCCTCCA